AAGCAACGCGCGAGCAGCAGATCGAAACGGCGCCCCGGCTGCAACGTGCCGCGGGCTGGGGGCAGTGGCCGGTTTGCTCGAGACGGTTGGGTCTGCGATGACGAGCCAGCCCGGACTGTTCGACGTGATGTATGGCGGGTTGCCGCCGCACCAGAAGCGGTCGGACACGTCCAAGCTCGCAGCGATCGAACTGGACGGCACACGGCGGGCCTCGTTGCGGGCGGCTGTCTATCGCTTCGTACGCGGTCGGTTTGCCGATGGCGCGACCGATGAGGAGATTCAGCGTGCGCTGAACATGCCGGGCAACACGCAGCGACCGAGACGCTGCGAGTTAGAGCAAGCCGGTCTGGTAATCGACTCTGGACAACGACGGAAAACGCGCGCCGGGCGTCAGGCCGTCGTGTGGATTATTGCGCCATGACCGGTGACTTAGAACACATGTTCTGCGATAATAGGAGGCATGATTATGGTCATTGAACCCGCGCAAACGAACGTCCTCGAGCGTGTCATCATCGAAGGCGACCTCTCCGTTCTGAGCAAAGAGGAACGGGTCAACTACTACGCTGAAGTCTGCCGCACTCTCGCCATCAATCCGTTCACGAAACCTTTTGATTACCTAAAGCTGAACGGCAAGCTCACGCTCTATGCGACGAAGAACTGCACCGACCAGCTCCGCAACCTGCACGGTATCTCGATTACCAAACTCGAGCAGAACGAGGTGTCAGGCGTCTACGTGGTAACGGCGTATGGCAAGGACAAGAACGGCCGCATCGACTCGGCTCAGGGCGCGGTCTATATCAAGGGTCTACAGGCTGACAACCTGGCCAACGCGATCATGAAGGCCGAGACGAAAGCCAAGCGCCGACTCACGCTCAGTATGTGCGGGCTCGGGTTCATGGATGAGACCGAGGTCGACACGGTGTCAACGGCCGAACGGATCGTCGTCGACCACGCAACTGGCGAGGTGCTCGAGCAAACGAAGCGCGAGCTGCCAAAGCCCAAGCCCGCGGCCGACATCGTCACCAGCGAAACCGACCGCTACTGGCAGCGGTACCTGGAACACGCCGGCGAATCCGAAGACCTGGGGCTCGAGTTCGAGAAACTCGAGCTGCCCATTGCCAGGAACATGCTGGTCAATGAAGGGTTGCGACTGGCCGCACTGAACAAAGCTCGGCGGGAAAGCGCCGCCTAACGATGCCTGGCGCCGCGCTCAAGTCGCTCGACCAGGTCTGGACGGTCAAGGAGGGCGAGGCGCGGCTGCAGCACCGCATCATCACGGTCGCACGTCTGCACGGCTGGCGATTCGTCTATCACACGCATGACTCTCGCCGCTCCCAGCCCGGCTTCCCCGACCTGATCCTGCTGCGTTACGGACCTGGGTTCGGGGAATGCCGTGGCATGGCGATCGAGGTCAAGACCGAACGTGGCAAGGTGTCACCGACCCAGGAAGCATGGCTCGAAGCCTTCGCGCTGGTGCCTGGTTTCCAATCCTTCGTGGCCCGCCCGTCGAACTTCGTCGAGCTCGAGCGGAGACTGCGGTGAATCGGAACGGTGCGGAGCGACTACGTCTCGAGTTCGCGCGCGAGCTCGGGCGCCAGATGATCTATTTCGATGAGTTGATTCTGCGGGCGGAAGCGGCGCAGCAGCCGCTGGACGCGTTCAACTTTGAAGCAATGCGCGATGAGGTGATGCTCACCCGGATGTCGGTGATGCGGCGGTATTGGCGGGATCGAATCGCACCAGAGTCTGAGCAGGCATCGCAAGCTGCTGCACCTGACGGCGTTGCTGGGCTGCGACCGGCACAAGGTGATCGGCCACCTGCACGAGTTCTGGTGGTGGGCCCTGGACAACGCCGACGCTGACGGGATGATCGGCCGGCTGAGTGATAAAGACCTCTCGAAGGCCGCTGATTGGCCCTTAAGAAGTGCTTCTAGATGGTCTCGAAGCCTGTTAGAGAGCGGCTTTATCGAGTGTAAAGAGGGCCTTTACGTGATTCACGACTGGTTTGACTTTGCCGGAAAGTTGTACGACCAGCGTGAGTTGCGGCGCATCTCAAATCGAGACCGTCAGCGACGCCACCGGGAGCGGGCAGGTAACGCTGTTGTCACGCGTGACGGTAACGCGCTGTCACCAGTCTACCGACCGACCGTACCGACCGACCACGTAGTGGTCGGTAACTTAAAGGCTCCCAGCCCGCGCGCGCGCTCGCAAGACGACCCTGACGGGTCGCTCGCGCGCTCTGAGGTAAGTGACATTGGGACGGGGGCGCAGCAGTGCCCGATCTGCCGCCAGGTCTTTACGGGCACCTACCTCGAGCACACCAGCGAACGACACAAGATTCGCGACCAGCCCGAGGACTTCCGCGGCAAACGGGGCAGTGTTCCGTACGCTCAGGATTACGTGCCGCCCGAGATCAACCCTGCCGAGCTGCTGGTCGAGCACGATCGTCTCCTGGCCAAGGACCGGGCCAACGGCACATGACCACGGTCAAACGGCCGCCCTGTACGACGCCCGGCTGCGAGTGGTACGTGCTCCGGGCCAGCGACAAGTTCTGCCTCGCCTGCAAGCTGGACAAACGCCTCCCCGTCCAGCGTATTGGCCGGCCGTCGAACGCCGAACGTGCCTTAGAATCGCGCCACCGTGTAACGCATGGAAACGCATCGTGACTGGTCGGCCCCATCCGCTCGAGGAGCGGGCCGCAGTTGTGGCCGAGGTTCTGGCGGGCCGGGGGGTGCGCGAGGTCGCGCGGGAGTACGGCGTCGACCCTGGTCTCGTATCCCGTTGGGTTACTGATGCACGGAATGCAACGCCTCACGCACGTACACGCGAGGAGCTCGCCGAACTGATCTACGATGCCGTCGCCGAAACGGTCAAAACCCTTACTGCTCGAGCCGTCGTTACTCGACGCGAGGACTGGATCGAAAAGCAGTCCGCGGCCGACCTTGCCATCCTGGCTGGAACCGAGTGGGACCGGGTCATTCGCATGGTGGCTGGGTTCCGACCGGCCGACGCCACAGACCAGCCGCAGCTGGACGCCGCTCGACCACCAGCAAACCCCGATGGGTGACTGGGATGTGTGGCTTATCCTGGCCGGCCGCGGCACCGGGAAAACCCGCGCTGGCGCCGAGGCCGTCCTGCAGCACCTCGAGCAATACGGCAGCACCGCACGCGTCGGCGTCGGTGCGCCAACGGTCGCCGATGTGCGCGATGTTTGCGCTGAAGGCGTATCGGGATTGATCACGATCGCTCGCGACCGATTCACAAGCTACAACCGCTCGCTGGGTGAGGCGCATCACCGCGGCGGCGGCTACGTCAAATTTCTCGGCTCGGAAGAACCCGCGCGCTGGAACGGTCCGCAATGGTCGCTCCTCTGGGCCGACGAATTGGCCTTGTGGAATCAAGACAGTTGGGAGCAAGCCCAGTTCGGGTTACGCCTCGGCGATCATCCCCGCGCGATTGCCACGACGACCCCGAAAGCCCGCCAGTTCGTGCGCGACCTGGCCAAGCAACCCAGTACCCATGTCACGTCCGCGACGACCGCGGATAACCCGCACTTATCCGAGCTGGTCAGGCGCCGGCTCTATGAACGCTATGGCGGCACCAGACTGGGCCGCCAGGAGTTGGAAGCGGAGTGGTTAGACGATGTCCCAGGCGCGCTCTGGACGCGCGACCGGCTCGAACAGAATCGAGTACCTGAACCTCCCGATCTGTTGCGTATTGTCATTGCGATCGACCCTAGCGGGGGCAGCACAGAAGGCCACGCTGAGGTCGGGATCGTCGCGTGCGCGCGTGGTGCCGATTCCCACGGCTACGTGCTGCGCGACGTGTCAGAGCGACTTACGCCTGAACGTTGGGCGCGTCGCGCGTGTCAGCTCTACCACGAGCTCAAAGCCGACCGACTGATCGCCGAGCGCAACTTCGGCGGCGACATGGTCGCGTCCACGATCCGCAGCGTCGACCCGAGCGTGCCCGTGCGCCTGGTCACCGCGAGCCGCGGCAAACGGCTCCGAGCCGAGCCCATCGCGGCCCTTGACGAGCAGGGGAAAATGCACCTGGTTGGCGGCGGGATGCCCATCCTGGAAGACCAGTTGTGCAGTTGGGTGCCAGACAGTGGTGACCCCTCGCCCGACCGACTCGACGCCATGGTCTGGGCCGCCACCGAACTCATGCTCGGGAATCCGGAGGTGAAATTCGTATGAGCCTTCTCGACAGATTGCGCCATCCGGCCACGCGCAAAGCTGAGCCCAAGGTGCAGACGGTTTTCGAGCAGAAGATGTACCTGTACCCGGACTATTTGAACCCCACGGTCGCCACCGACCCGGATATCTACGCCGCCATTCGCATGGGCACGCTCGTCCACGGTCCAGGCGCCTCGGAGATGATCTACAAGGCGTGGCACTACGACGACAGCAACAGCGCGGTGTTCGCGTGCTTATCGGCCATCGCGACGGGCTATCCCGAGGCGCCGGCCAAGGTCTGGAACCAGCTCGAGCCAGGCAAACGCGAGGAGCTGCCCGACCACCCGCTGAAACAACTGCTCGACTTCCCGAACGCCAGCATCAGTCGCGAGGATCTGTGGCACTACACCCAGTGGTGCAAGCACATCACCGGCAACGCCTACTGGCGCAAGATCCGCTCGGGCAGGAACGTCGTCGAGCTGTGGCCGATCAGCCCCACCAGGATCCAGCCGGTGACGATTCGCGAGGATGCGGCGCGCGGGGTGTTCATCTCGTACTACGCCTACGTGTACGACCAATCCGAAGACCCCGAGCGGATCCCGCCCGAGGACATCGTTCACTTCCGGCTGGGTGTCGACGACAAGGACAATCGGGTGGGTGCCTCGCCGCTCGCGCGCCTCGTGCGGGAGGTGCAGGGCGACGAGGAGGCCCATAAGTGGCAGACGACCATGCTCGCCAACGGTGGCACGGCCGGCATGCTCGTCCAGGTGCCAACCGACTCGAGCATCTCCGAGGAGCAAGCCGAGCGTCTCAAGGCCCGCTTCGAGGAACGGTTCACGGGCGATAACCGCGGCCGCGTCGGCGTGCTGATGGGCGGTGCGAGTGCTCAGCCGTACGGATTCAGCCCTGAGCAGATGGACATGAAAGCCCTGCACCGCATCCCCGAGGAACGCATCGCCGCCGTGCTGCGCGTCCCGGCCATCATCGCCGGTCTCGGTGCTGGCCTGGACCGCAGCACCTACTCGAACTTCCGCGAGGCCGCCGAGATGTTCGCCGAACGCACGTTGCTGCCGCTCTACTCGTTCGACGCGGCCACGCTGAACCTCCAGCTGAAGCCCGAGTTCACGAGCGACAAGAACATCACGGTCGGGTTCGACTACACCGACCTCCGAGCCTTCCAGGAGGATGAGGACGCGAAGTGGGCCAGACTCGACAAGGCCGTTCAGACGGGTTGGGTCCGAGCGAACGAGGCCAGGACCGACGTGGGCTTGCCGCCGGACATGGATGAGGAGGTGGTGCATCCGCCGGCGCCCGCCTTCCCGCAGCCAGGAGGCGATCAGCAGCAGGAAGACCAGCGCCAGCCGGCTGAGCAGGGTAGCAAGCAATGGCCGGGCAGGATCCCGTCTGACCGCACCATGCGCAAGTTGCCGCGGATCTACCAGGCGATGATCGACGCTGCGGCTGATGAGTTGACCGACGAGTTGAACGTGTACTTGGACGGCCAGCGCAAGCGGGTCAAAGCCAAACTGGTCAGTTGAACCAGTTGACGTGATGCATGCCCGAACGTATGTTCAGGAGACCGATAAAAAGAACCAGCCCGCCGCTGCGAACGACGGGCTGGAATCCATCGGGGGAAGGAGGAGATTCCCCGTCTATGGATGCGTCCCAATACGGTCAGCTTCTGGGATTCGAGACCCACGAGAATACTGATGGCTCATGGCTGACTCAGTTGCATATGGCCGTGCGAACCGACGCGCCGCCGGACATGGGTACCTTGGCACGTTGGATGAACCAAGTAAACCGGAACACAAGCACCAAGCTCGGTGCCTCAGCAGTGCCAAGCCCACCATCTCGGCGTCGATTACCCGCACCGGCACAACCGTCGTGAAATTCCGGACGATCGGCAAGCGACGCAAAGTTGTAATGTCCGCCGATCGTCCTGTCCGACGCTCCGATGCCTGAAGGCGACGAGCTCTACAACAGCGACGAGGAGCGCGAACGCTTGGCCCGTATCCTCGAGGAACGGTACCTGGCCATGCTCGAAGCTGTGAACACCGCGCTGGTCAAGCTGTACGGCCTGGACGCCGAGCGGTTCGTGGTGACCGATGCCGCGGCGAACCAGGTTCTCGTCGAGGCCGCGCGCCAGGTTGTTCGCATCGACGAGACCACCCGTCAGGCGATCGTCGAGCAGCTCAGGGTCGGGCAAGCACTGGGACTCTCAACCTGGGAGATCGCGAACGGCCAGCCCGACATCGGCTACCGCGGCATCGACGGGCTCTATCAGGAAACCTGGAAGGGTCGAGCCGAGACCATTGCCCGCACCGAGCTCCAGCATGCGAACAACGTCTCAGCCTTGAACCGCTACACGGCGAGCGGCATGGTGGACATGGTGCAGATCATCGACGGTGACGATTGGGATGCCGAGTGTGCCGCGCGCAATGGCAAGATCGTGCCCGTGTCCGAGCGGCCGCCGCTGCTGCACCCGAACTGCACCATGACCGTTGTACCGGTCCTCCGCGAAGGCATTATCTGAGTGAAGGGTCCGCGCGTCCTGGCCCTGACCGGCGACGAGAATGGCTGCACACTGTGGCGCGTGTGGCAGCCGTACGCCGAGCTCGAGCGGCGTGGTTACGGCGCGTGGTTCCGCCACAAGGACGATCCCGCGATGCTCGAGCCCGAGTGGGCGTACCTGGCCGCCACGCGGCTCGAGGCGGTTGTCCTG